TGAAGAAAGACGAAATGAAGAAAGCATACGAAGCAATGTGTGCTGAATCAGTCGAAGCAGATGAAGACGCTATTCTTGAGAATAACTTCGAAGAAGATCTCAATGCATTAGCTGATTCTGAAGCTACTTTGTCTGAAGGCTTTAAGGATAAGGCATCTGTTATTTTCGAAGCAGCTCTTAAATCAAAACTCAGCGAGCACGTTGGGCGTTTGGAAGAGCAATATGCTGAAGAATTAGCAGAAGAAACCTCTAGAATTGAAGCTGATCTAGTCGAGAAAGTTGATGGCTACCTCAACTACGTCGTAGAACAATGGATGGAAGATAATAAAGTTGCAATCGAATCCGGTCTTCGTACCGAAATCGCTGAAAACTTTATGTCAGCTCTTCATGGTGTATTCGTTGAGAACTACATTGATGTTCCTGAAAGCAAAGTTGATCTGGTTGACGAAATGTCTACTAAGATTGATGAGCTGGAAGAAAACCTCAATGCTAAGATTCAAGACAATATTGACCTTAAGGAATCAGTGGCAACATTGAGCCGAGCACAGGTTATTCGTGAAGCATCTGTTGGTTTATCTGAGGCGCAAGCTGAGAAGTTAAAATCACTGGCTGAAGACGTAGATTTTGTTGATGTAGAAACTTTTGAAGATAAAGTTCAAACCATCAAAGAATCTTACTTTAAAGAAACCAAGGTTGCAGAGCCTATTGTAGAAGATACAGCAATTGAGACCGAAGAGTCTACAGTATCTCCTAGAATGAATGCATACCTTAATGCACTTAAAAAGTCTAACTAATAGGAGAACAAAAAAATGTTCAAAACTGAAAACTTAGTGGAAAAGTGGAATCCTATCCTCGAAGCTGAGGAAGCTCCTCAATTCCGCGACAACTATCGCAAGCAGGTAACTGCCGCGTTGTTGGAAAACACTGAAAAGGCTCTTGCAGAAGAGCGTGGCCAGCAAAACTTCCAGCTTAACGAAGCAGCACCTACTAACGCAACTGGTTCTAACATCGACAACTGGGATCCAATTCTTATTTCATTGGTTCGCAGAGCTATGCCTAACCTTATTGCTTATGACATTGCTGGTGTTCAGCCAATGTCTGGTCCAACTGGCTTGATCTTCGCAATGAAGTCTCGCTACACTTCACAGTCTGGTACTGAAGCATTGTTCAACGAAGCTGATACTTCGTTCTCAGGTGTTTCTAACACTGCGACTGCTTCTTCGGATCCATTCGCAACTGATACCGATGGTACTCCAGATGATGTTGACTACGCACCAGGTTCTGGTATGTCAACAGCAGCTTCTGAAGCCCTTGGTGACGGCGTTGGTGCTGATTTCAATGAGATGGCTTTCTCAATTGAAAAAGCAACTGTAACTGCTAAGAGCAGAGCTCTAAAAGCAGAGTACACAATGGAACTTGCACAAGATCTTAAAGCTGTTCACGGCCTTGACGCTGAATCTGAACTTGCTAACATCTTGTCTGCTGAGATCCTTGCGGAAATCAACCGTGAAGTTGTACGTACTATCAACGTTAAAGCGAAGCTTGGCGCACAGCAAACAGACATTACTACTGGTGGTACTTTCGACCTTGATCAAGACGCTGATGGCCGTTGGTCTGTTGAGAAGTACAAAGGTCTGTTGGTTCAACTTCAGCGTGAAGCCAACGTTATTGCTAAAGAAACTCGTAGAGGTAAGGGTAACTTCGTTCTGGTTTCTTCAGACGTAGCTGCTGCTCTTGCCGCAACTGGTATGTTGGACTACACTCCAGCACTTTCTGGTAACGCAGGTCTTAACGTAGACGATACTGGTACTACTTTTGCTGGTACTATCTCTGGTGGTATTAAGGTTTACATCGATCCTTATGCAACTGTTAACTACATCAACGTTGGCTACAAAGGTGCTTCTGCATATGATGCTGGTATCTTCTACTGCCCATACGTTCCATTAACAATGGTTAAAGCAGTTGGTGAGCAAGATTTCCAACCAAGAATAGGCTTCAAAACTAGATACGGAATGGTTGCTAACCCATTCGTAGCTGGTGCAGGTACTGGTACAGACAGACAAAACCAATACTTTAGACTATTCAGAGTTGATGCAATCATGGAATCAG